TAGCACCCGGAGTGAGCGAGTGGCCTGCGGCCGACCAATGTTCTGGCAACGAGGTCCAATACGGAGATCCGGGTGTCCGGTGACCCATGGTAGCCCCTAGACAGCGTTGCAAATCGCTCCTGACCTGGACCGAAAACGCCATCACCTCCAATATCGATGACGCGATCCTGACGATGAAGGTCAGTTACTCAATGGACCTCTGTGCTCAGATCGACATTTCGGTTCATGACCCAATGTTTGAAATGGCGTGGAGAAATTACTTCTGGGTTACTCGCGATATTTGGTACCGGGCCGCCACGCGTCATGAGTACAACAGGTTCGCAGACCCTAGCCCTGGTGAACCCAGTTTGATCAAACAGTTGTTTGAAGTAGCGACTATTTCCGTCAAGCAGGGGCCAGCGTCAAGTGCTGTATGGGATCTATCATTACGAACAAAGGCGATTCAACAACTGAAACGGGATCGTGGCGCCCAATCGACAGCCGGCTCCGCTGGGAATTATGTCCGCCGGGTGGCAAACGAGTTTGGCTTGATACCGGTTGTCCAGCACACAACTGAGGGTGATCCGGGAGAGGTCAATCAATTCGAAGCGGGCAAGCAACGGGGTGATTCCAAATGGGACGTGATAAAGCGGCTGGCAGGTAGCGCCGGGGGCACCGGCGAGGATCAGGACAACCCCCAGTATGTGGCATTTGAAACGAATGGGTACCTGTTCTTTTGTTCAATGCGATGGCTATTGGGCAAATGGGGAACCCACAGCGGTAGGGGACAACATAGGGATCCAGTGACAAATACCGTGGTAGAAAAAGATTTCACTTATATCCCAGTGGCTTGGCCGCCCAAGCCGAACGATCTAGTGCAATTGATGCAAATTCCAACTGTTAGAAAGTCCGACAATGATCCACTAGAGGTGACCGGATCAATGAATGTAGCCAGGGAAGTTGGCATGTCCATGCGTCCTGGGATGACAATTAAACTTAGTGGTATCCCCACCATGGAAGGGTACTACTTAATCAACTCCGTCGAATTCGATCCGCTTGCAGGGACACCCGTCGCAATTGGATTTAGGTCCCCGGAACGACTGTCGAAGAACATACGGGAGTTTTCAGTCAGATGAGTGACCTAGGCACAACAATATTCCACGCTGCGGCAGGTGGTCATTCTGACCCGGTTCCGTCCGGTGGCATACATGTAGGAACCATCAAGCATGTCAATCGTACAGATCCAGGTAGCCGGCGCAGGAAGGCAGTAGGCAAGGTCACGGTTTTCATAGAGTTCTTGGGGACAACCCATAAGGACTGTGACGCCGTGAGGGGGCCAGAGACCTTCCCATATGTAAAGGGCGACAAGGTCCTGTGCGTGTTCCTGGATCACAAGATGAACAAACCCATGATCCTGGGTCGATACAACCGCCTGCCGATCAACCGCATGGTCGGCATCAATGTTTCGGAGCCGGAGTATCCGGTGCATATCGGCGGACAAACCGCGCAAACCGGCTCAACCCTAAAGATTGATGCAACCTCTTACAACGGATCCAACACTGCCTCGCTCACAATGCACAAGACGCAAATGGGAACGGATGGCTCGGGAGTCGGGGTGGAGGGAGATTGGTTCGTCTACGACCTCGACGGTGTCAAGTACAACTTGCACCACTCCGGCCACTCCAATGTAACCAATGGTGGGTTGACTGTTAGGGCTAGTGGAACACATACCACCCCTTCAGGCACAGTTGAGCGGTACTACCAGTTTTCTCCAACTTACGACTGGGGGGGAACCGAACGTGGCAGTTTCTTTACCAACAATCTGTATGGCGACTTCACATTCCATGGAACGACATATCAGTATGGCTGTCATCCAACACAAAACAACCAATACACATTGGGCTACGAGGGAGTGCGATGGAGCGAAATATTTTGTTCCAATGGAACGATAAATACGTCCGATCAGAACGAGAAAACCGACATCGCTGATTGCACTTTGGGGTTGGAATTCATCAATGCCCTGCGACCGGTGAAGTTCAAGTGGATCGAAACTGAGGGAAGGCCTGGCGTCAGGACGCACTACGGATTGCTAGGGCAGGAGGTTGAAACAGTGTTGGGAGGCGCTGCTTCCGATACGGCTATCTGGACTAACGCACTAATCGAAGCACGGCCTGAGTTGCCGGCTGACCCAGAACGTAATGTTCTTGCCGTCCCCGCCGTGGAAGAACATTACGAGCAGGGTCTGAGGTACACGGAACTGATTGGCCCCATGATCAAGGCTCTTCAGGAAATCGACGACAGGGTTAACGGACTCGGAGGAGCAGAACTTGACGTAACCGTCAACAACGCCGAGCAGGCACTGAATTTGGCACAACAGGCGATCGATTATTGCCAATCATTCGATGCTGCATGGCTGGCCAAGGCCCCAGTAGTGGAAGCATCAGAAGCAGCCCAAGAGGCAGCACTTGCTGATTTGATCACACGGGTCGAAGCGCTAGAGGGCTAGTGGGGTAAAATCTGACTATGGACACAATCTCTTTTCCAGTAAAGTTCGAAGCCACGGGACTCAAGATGCTCAAGAGTCGCTCAACGGGTTATTACAGTCAACTTCTTTCGTTTGCCTTATTGACGGAACCCAACCGCCATCCCCTGACTCCCGACTTCGGCATTTTCGATCCCGCTTTCCGGCTTGTGGATAAGGGCTTGTTTGTTACACAGGCTGCACGTTATGTGCCAGAGGTGGTTATCACAAAGGTCGATGTGGAACTGTCAGAAACAGAGGAATTGGCTGTTCATGTAGGCTTTGAGGAGCGCAGATAATGCCAGGAGATTACAGCCAATACGTTAATCTTAAGCCTTACGACGTTAGTGCCGTTGATGTCTATCTTGGCGCCCAGGAATTGGCACGCGTAACACTGCCAGAGTTCAATCTACGCCAGGGCACTGTCGAAGACGCCATGTTCCAGGCATTCGCATACATGCAGATGCTGGGAGTGTCGGCAATCAATCGTCTTCCGAGCAGGCTCATGGAGGGCCTTACCCGAATGATGGGCGTTAGTAGGAACGAGGGAAGTCGTGCATTCGTGGACGCGGTGTTCACGTTTAACGATGACGTGTCCATAAAACTTGAACGGGGGGTGGGAGGAACCTACAAGATAAGGGTTGGCGATTCAGAAGTGAACTACCCGTTCGCGACGGTCGTAGATGTATCCGTGGTAACAACCACTGCTCGTGTCGCCTCTACTGCAAACGTGGCCATCGCTACTGGTTTGGAGAACGGTGACACCATTGACGGTGTGACATTAGCAACCGGAGATAAGGTACTACTGAAAGACCAGACCGCAGGTGAGGAAAATGGGTGTTATACCGTGGTGGCCTCTGGGGCTGCTTCCAGATCACCTGGTGCGGATGTTATCAACTACCTTATCAATTATCAATTCCCTCAGTTCATATCCGTTACTGAAGGCACCGCCAATGCAGGTACTGGTTGGCATGTCAGCAACAGGTATGGGTCCCTCACCTTGGGCACTACGGAAATCACATACGCAGCCTCGTCGCTTCCAATAGTCAACCTAAGGCTAACTTCACTTGCTGTAGGAGCACATCCTACGCCCGCCGCCGGAGATCCAATGGTTCTGACTTCGGTTATACCCGAACTTGAATCGGCAGTGGTTGGTACTCCCACCAATTTCTTAGCCGGGTCAAATCCGGAGAGTGACAAGGAGTATTTGGATCGCTGTACGACTCATCTTGAAGCCATTTCTACAGCGTCGGTTACCGAAAGTCAGTTAAAGACAAAAGTACTAGAGGACAACAATCATATTTCAAGGGTAAAGGTATATGACCTGACGACTCCAGCGGATCGGGCATTGAACCAGTTGCCGCTGGCGTCTCCGGCCGGACCTACCGCACATGCAGGGAATACCCTTGTTGTTGCTTACGGAATCGGTCGCAATCTAACGCCTACAGAAAAATCCGCTTTGGCTCTGGCCGTTTCCAATGTGACTATTGCTGGGTTGACCCTTGCGGTTGAGGATCCGATACTCATCGACCTGACTGTAGTGCTGGATGTAACGGTTGCCAAGAATCGCACGACCACGATGATGAACGCGATGATTAAGAACAGTCTCAAAACGTTCCTACACGTCTCTGGGTGGAGTAGCCCGGCCGAGGCCATTATCGCTTCCGATATCGCTCGACATGTTCGGAATATTGACGGTGTCGATTTCGTCCAAAAGTTGGTAATCGCGCCGTCCGGTGCAGCCTCGATTGCGGCCACCGATTGGTATGGCAGCGGCACCACGCAGGGCAATATTCTGGATGCGGCTGGTGATCCAAATATCTATTATTTGTCGAAGGGTTCGTACCCGCAGATGTCAGCGGAGTCTCAGGTGACTCTGAACATTACAGTTAATACCTAATCGTGCCTACCACGCAGAATCTCCTGACTCGTCTTCAGGCCGCAGAGGTCTTTGACAGCAACGGCGATCGCCTATCAGTCGATGGATACACAACGGGCTGGACGACATCGGCGAATGCGACCCTGACAGTCAATGATTCCGAGATCCAAGATCTCAACTACTACACAATTCGACTAAATCCAAACAATACCGAGACGGTTGGGCTGTATCTAACTTCCCGGCAGATCCCAAATGCAACGCGCGCGCTAAGCCAGTTGGTGTTTCACTGTCTGTTCAGATGTGTTTCCGCTGCGACTGCGACAGTCTCTTTGCGGGAAACCGGACAGCCAGTTCCCAGCCCGGGGGCCCAAACGGCCCAGGGGGTTAAGTACCAATACGTTGTGGCTCGCAGCAACCTCATCGATGTTCCACTAGATCTGGTGAGTCGCTATTACGACATGTCCGTTGAATTCGATTTCCATAACGGTGACCCCATTTATGTGACGGTTCCATGTCTGATAGACGACCGTGGTTTCTACAGAAACCAAATGGTCAAAAATGCTCGATCAAGCATGCCAAATGTTTATTGGGATAAAGACAACGAACAAGTAAACCCCACCTATCCCATGTTCAAGTTGTACGACGCGTTGACGACGACTGCTGATGATGTGATGCGAACATATAGTTACTGGCAGAACTTGGAACTGTACGAAGTGGCGCCCGGCTTCACCGGCGAAGAGTTGTTTGCATCAAGCACGCTGACTGACCCAAACTATGTCGCAGACCTCAACCGTGAATGGTTAGCCCAATTCACTGGCAGCCAGTTAAAAAACAATGTGCAGGGCAAGAATTCGAGCGGCACTGACCGCGAGTATTTCACCACCGATGAGGAACTGGCGGCCTACCTAACCTGGCAATTGGTTACTTCGTACTACGGACACGCCGGGGGGACGCGTGAAGCAATGACGCAGGCTGCGAAACAGGTGCTCACTGGGACGAAAGGGGTGGGTGTCATTCCGAACTATCTGAGCGATCCCTGGAAGATCCAGATCCAGACACTTCAGTCTGAGACCGTTTACGATTCTAGCAATAGTGATATTTCCGCAGATGTACTGGATGCTGTGGAGCCAACCAGGCCCCTGGGGTATCAGATTTTCAGTACCGCCGTGGCTCAGTTTGTGTTCATTATTGGCAATGTCGGACTTGGTATTCTTGGTCAGGGACAACTGGGCTAGGAGGCTCGCAAATGGCAAAAGGTCTGAAGGTATGGAGCACCGGAGATATTCTTCAGGCGGCGGACGTGAACGATTACCTGTCTGAGCAGGTGGTTATGAACTATGCCGACGAGGCGGCTCGAGACGCGGCAATCTCTGGAGGTACCACCCTGGTGGAGGGCATGGCTGCCTACTCCGGGGGAACCGGACAAACGAACTCCAAAACAATGGCTTATTACAACGGAACCGACTGGATTGTACTGGGGACGAAGGACCAGATCGAGGCCCAGGAGAGCCGAACGGCTCGCATCGTGGCCTACATGGAGGTCTACTGATTCCTGTAGGTGGTAAAATGTAGGGTGAGTACCCTATAAGGTATTCACTGTCATATCCACCTTCGAAAGGCTACCTCCATGAACTTTTGGAAAGATGCAATCGAACGGGCCGTCCGTACATTCGTCCAGGCTTACCTGGGTGTTTGGATGGCAACCGGTGCTGACTTTGATGGGTTCACTGACGTCAACAACCTGAAAGCAGGCGCTGTTGCCGTTGCCCTTTCCGTCGCCATGGCGATGGGACTCAAGGGCGTTGGACCTAACAAGGGTTCGGCTTCGACCGTTTAAACCAACGAACTAAGCCATTGGGGCCGTTCTCCTCATCTACAATAAGAGTAGATGATCAAGGAGAGCGGCCCTGATGCTTGCTGGAACCTATAATCTCGTAGCGGAACAGGGCTCTTCCTTCCTGTTGGTTATTAACTTTAAGTACCCTGACCCCGCAGATCCAACCGGAGAGACTTATGTCGCCTGGGACCTGGCTGGCTATACCTCCCGGATGCAGATCCGTCGACTGATCACGGATACAAATTTCATGGTCGAACTGACTACCGAGAACAACGGAATTGAACTCCAAACAGGAGAGCAGGGCGAAATTCGTTTAATCATGACCCCCACTCAAACTGCGGCACTTGAGTCCAACGGCGTTTATGACCTGGAGATTATCGATGGCGCAGAAGTGAATAAGGTTATTTCTGGGGACTTTACTCTCATTCCAGAGGTAACGCGATGACTGGAGTAGTTCCGAATCAGGTCGTTGTTAGTGAAAACCAACCAAACCAAATTGTTGTGCGCACCGGCGTTGTTCCTGGCGGAAACACCCGTCGCTACGTCCATGCGCAAGCAAGTCCAAATACGACATGGAACATTACCCATGCCCTGGGCGGAAAACCGACGGTGACTATCGTTGACTCTTCGGATACCCATGTCATCGGTGATGTAACATATAACAGCGAGAGCAGTATAACTGTGTCGTTTACGGCAGCGTTCTCAGGGAACGCGTATTTGACATAAGGCAGGGCATATGGCCACAAAGTTCGTTACCAATATTGATCTAAATCAGAACCAGATTCTGAATGGTCGACTCGAGTCGCTGGCGTCCGACCCTGGCTCTGGCAACTTCGAAGGCCGGTTGATATACAACACGACCGAAGATGTCATCAAGGTCTATACCGGGTCCGCGTGGCGCAAGGCAATCCACGCCCTTGCCAGCAACACAAACGCGCTGACCGTTTCCGAATCCAACGGCACAGCCACTTACTCGATTGCCAATTCCGTTGCAAGCGGTGACGCTGGCCTTCTGAGCGGTACCGACAAACAGAAACTCGACGACGCCACCAGCGTCAACACCGCTAGCAAACTTGCTATCCGTGACGGCAGTGGTCGTTTACAGGTTTCCACTCCCGCCGCTGACCTCGACGCAGCCAACAAGGCTTACGTCGACGCTGCTCGTACTGGACTTGATGTCAAGGCATCCGTTAGGGCCGCGACAACCGTCGCCCTCACCCTCTCCAGCGACCTGGAGAATGGTGACACCCTCGACGGTGTAACGCTGGCCACCGGCGACAGGGTCCTGGTCAAGAACCAGGGCACCGGTGCCGAGAATGGCATCTACATCGTTGCTGCCTCTGGTGCACCAAGCAGGTCAACTGACGCCGACTCCAATGCGGAGGTGACGCCAGGGATGTTCACCTTCGTCGAAGAGGGTACGACGAACGCTGACTCTGGCTGGGTGATGACCAATGACGGTGCAATCACCGTCGGTACAACCGCCCTCACCTTCGCCCTCTTCTCGGTTGCAGGCACAATCTTCGCCGGCGACGGACTCAGCAAGAGCGGGGACGTACTCAACGTCAACACGAAGTCCGATGGTGGCCTACAGATCACCAGCGACGAACTGGAAATCAAGGTAGATGCCGGTACTGGCG